CAAACAGGTGAAGCGCCGCCATTAAACGTAACAAAACAAATAATGTCTGCCCTCGATGCAGTAGTCGTCAACGTAGGAGCCGTACCGCCAGCCCACTTAACGTTAGTTGTAGCACCACTAACTTGGAACACACCAGCCCGTGACCCAGAACCATCTTGGCTCAAAATAAGAGTCAAAGCTGTGCCTGCTTGCAAACCAGAATCCGCTGGCAAAGCAAACGTCACAGTCGCAGCATTCAAAGTATGCGACTGAGTGTTGCCGTTAGCCTCATCAATCGCAGGAGTCGCACCAGTATTACCACCGGCATACACAGTCTCGGAATAATCCTTATGCGTAACCGCCGACATCACCTGATCCCCACCAGTAACAGCTCCCCCAAGAGTCACAGCAGGCAACGTAGAAGACCATGACGAACTACCAGCACCCGTACCTTGCAACAAAGTACCGCTAGTAGCGTTTGAGTTTGTAAACCCAAGTTTTGTTTCCAAAGCAACAATCGCTTTAGAAAGATTCGTATGCAATAAATCATGCTCAACATTTGTTGCATCTAAATCAGTAGACGAAGCAGGTACCTCAGGAAACTGAACTGTTCCACCGGGTGTACCACTAGTAACATCAAGCGCTGTTGGATATACTGTATCTGGGATTGCCATTAGTTACTCCTACGGGGTTAAGTCAAGCGTAAAGATACCGCTTGGATTCCAAGTAATTTTAAATGTTCCTGCCGTAGTAGAGAAATTTCCACCAAAGTCAACAGCCCCAATCAACGGTTTGTTCGTAAGATCATCGTCATAAATCACTGCATAACGAGCATCAGTAATTGTACTTGAAGCCCACTCAACGTCCGCTGCATCCCAAGTGATAGTTCCACCACTCGTAGCAAACGTGATAGAAGTCAAAGACTTCCCACCCGCAGTGTACCCAGTACCAGACACCTCGTTATTTACATCAGACTTAACAGAATGAGTGCTGTAATTCGGTGTGTACGATGCTGTCGTCAACATAACTTTAAAACGATCAGCAGTCGTATCATTAAAATCAATATTAAAGTTCGCTGTCTGCTCTAGGTTGTATTCCATAGGCAGGCAGTAAAGGCCACTAGCCATGTTTAGTTCCTCCGGTACCGGTTATAGGTTTAGGCCGAATCGTTACATCACCGTTTGGTTTTTGCATTCTTTTTCTTTTTCCTTGCAGCAGCAGCGGCCTTTTTACCTTTAGCTGTATAGGGGTACTTTTTTCCGTTTACGTTAGGCATAAATAAAACATTAGCAGAAAAGAGCAGGAGGGCCGGGGAAAGGGGGAAAACCCAGCCCCCCTGCGACTCTGTGGCGTTAACTAGGAGTTATCGCCAATGCTGGAAATGCTTTCCACACGTTGCAGTGATTCCTCACGGAATCGACCGTAACCAACGAGGTGGTACCAGCCAACTGGGTTGAACCGGCGCAGGCTGTCGGTCACAGGACCAACAACAATGCTTGGCTCAGGTCCAAATCCGGGGGCACGAGAGAATGCTTTAGCAATTCCCTGTCGTCCACAGATAAGTGTCTGGTATGCATCAAAGTTTGAAGCACCGCCGTCAGCGATTAGACCTGCACGAGGGTTTTCAATGTACATAACGCCATTGAAAGTACCGATTGAACCTGCCCGAATAGCTTGGCCGTCCTGTTGTACTTGGTATTGGATAACGTCAGTCACCGTTGTGTCGCTACGAAGATCGTAGGAAACGTCTGGGTGAATGATTCCCATGTAGTTGCCGTTTTCCCAGCCCGGAGCGTTACGGCTACGAAGCTGTGCGACAGCTTTACGACCATCAGCAGCAGTGTATTCATCGCCTGTAGTCAAAGCGGCACGGTTAGCAGCACCACCGCTGTAGTCTACGTTAGTGCCACCGTTTGCAACATCTGACACAATCTTGTCGAGTGAGTCAGCCATGTTGTAACCAATAATGTTGGCTGCATCTGCGTCAACATTAAGGAATGAGGTGCCACGTACCTTAGCAGTAGTGATTACAGCGTTGCCGTATTCTGCAAGAGTTACGGTAACTGCACTGTCTGTTAAAGCTACAGCAGTTACATCACTAGCTTCAGTGAGTGCTGATGTCGCTTGTGACATGTCAGCATAAAATGTGAATTGTACGCCAGAACCGTTATGGCTCTGGTTAGTTGAACGAACGTCCGCAACCATTTCAAATAATGGCTGTGAACGAAGGGCAAAGAACGCTGTCTGGTCAAACGCAGTTTTTACTGAGTCGCCTAGCGTAGAAGTGGTTGTATAAGCCACGGATAATCCTTCGGTGAGGACTCCGATGCTTCAGTAACTTAGGCTGTTGCCCCCCAATGAACTCCTTCGCTTTCCATTAAAGCTCGTAATTCATCTGGGTTTTTAGTGGCCTTAATGCGAGCATCAAGGTCAGGTGGTGCAACCGGATCTCCACCTTCACCAGCGGAATAAATTCGTTCTTCTGCTTTTAAAACGTCAGGCATAATTGAATCAGATTGCTGTACTGGAGGAGCATTATCGCTAACAAACCCTGCTGCTTCCGCTTCTGCGCGAATAGCAGATGGGTCTAACTCCCCATCGTAACCTTTAACAAAATACTTGACACGAGCATCATCAGGATCAAGTCCTGCTGAACGGAACGTATCCCGACGTTCATAACCAGAAATCCGGTTTTCAGCTTCTGAAGCACGAGCTTCAGCTTCTTTCAACCGTGTTTCTAAATCACGACGCCAGTTTGGCTTCGATTCGGATGAACTGGCAGAACCACTGTCACTGTAATCAGCGGAGTCATTTTCTGTCATATGTCACTCACCTGTTGTACGCATCCTCAGCGGTGGAACTTTGGATGGAAAATTGTTTAGAGTTAGCTCGCCTCGCAAGGGCCAACTGCTAAACAGAATTATAAATAACAGAGTTAACTAATGTCAAGTACTGGCACCATAACCAGCAGCACCTGTCCCAGATATCAACATACCTGATTGACCACTTGATTCAGCTATCCGTTCTTCACGTCGGCGTCTAACCTTGTTAGCTGCTATAGGATCTAACCCAAATTCGCCAGCAGCAAGATCAGATGCACTAATTTCATCTTGTTCACCTAAAGCTTGATCAATTATTCCTGCTTGTGGGCTTAAACGTTGTTGTATTTCACGTCGCTGTATACCTTCGCGTTGCAAAGCTGTAGCAGTTTCTCTATCAAAACCTGTTGTCCCAAGAACATTCATAGCAGTAGCTGATAAACCAGCAGCTTCAAATGCACGGCGTTCTTCTATAAGATTTGTGGCTAATTCTGGATCAAGATAATAAGCAACAAGATCAGGTTCATCGATACCATACAACCGTTTTAATTCTTCTTTAGTTGCAGGATCAGCACCTTTAGTCGCTAATTCAGCCAAAGTAACTCGTTCTCCAAACTCATTTGGTGACACATCTTGGCCTATAAGGTTAGCGAAGTCCATTCTGTCGTCATAAAAACGTGCTGGAAGGCCATGAGTACGCAGCAACATAGCGTATTCGTCTTCATTCGCCATGTATTCGGCTTCTGTTATAGACCCAAACCCGTTATCTCGCCGTATCCCCATACCGGGGAATCGTGTTTTGTATTCGTCTGTTTGACGTATTTCAAGAGCAATAGCTTCTTCAGACAAACCGTCAACCATGAATTGTTTTAATTTGCTTACAACGCTTGTTGATAAACCAAAGGCACCAACAAGTCTCATAAGGATAGCTGTTGCTCCTTCTACACCAGACGCAGCTAGTTGAGCATTCCGTTCAGCATCGGTAAGCATGTTTGTGCGTTCAATAGATTTTGCACTACCTACCCCATCATCATCAGAAAATGCAGGGTTTTCTTCCCAAACAACTGTCCCATCAATTAACTTTCGAGGCTGCCATAATTGAACCCCGTCGCTATTTTCTGGGTTATCATCTGGTTCGTTTGCAAGTGACCTAACGTAACCCTCATTGCCACCAGACGAAAAGAACCCAGACTCTCTGCTGTAACCACCCGGTAAATTACCTAAATAATCTCGTACATTGTCATTAAAAAACGATGTATCAATGTTAGCTAAATCTCCACCTGTATAAGTACCGGCTTCAATGTCCTCTTTTAAAAGATCTAAACCTTGTAAACCTTCAAACCGTGCAGCGAACTTACCGTAATCCTCCATTGTCATAGCTGTCGGAGCAGCAGGAACAGTAGTATCTACATTTTGCTCATTAGTTGTTGAATCTTCGTTTTCATTGTCGCCATCATTAAGCGAATCTGTCGAAGTATCTTCTTCATCTTCTTTACCTTCATCTTTTGTATCATCAACTGGGACTTGTGTTGGTTCCGTACGCAACCAACGATTAGTCGTCTTCCTAGTAAATTGTGCAAAAGGCTCTACAAACGTATCTGTAAACTCCATCAGACCCTAATCCCAAAACTATTTAGAACCGTATCAACAGTCGAATACGCTTCATCACGAGCATTAACACTAGTATCCCACTCAGGCGTAGCACGCACATAACGCTCAAACTCGCCACGAGTCATAGGCCGACCAAGCCCATCACCAGAAACCATAGTGTCAGTCAAAGCACTAAACATTTTGCTGTCACCACCAAGAAAATCAACAGGTCTGCCAAGCAAATTAGAAGCAACATTGCCATAAGAAGCAAAATAAGCACTAGGCGTATAGCCCTGATCTATTAAAGAAGCAATCGCAGGGTTCATATCTTTAGAACTGCTAGCAAACCCAGCATTTATACCTTCGTACGTTGCTTTTCCTAAATAAATATCTTGTGCAAACTGATCTAATGACGTGTCATCTAACTTCAACATGTAAGTAGCAGCATTAGACTGCAACTTTTGACGAATAGCACCAAACGTTCCTGAACCTTTGACAGCATTTGGGTCAAAAGCAAGATTCACATTTATTAAAAACTCGTTTTTCATTTCAAAATCAGTCATGTTTAATTGTTTAGCGTTATACGCCATACCCATAACTGCGTTTTTAACTTTGACTTGGTTTGTGTCAATGCCAATACGTTCTGCTTCAAGAATCAAACTGTCGTATGTGTCATCTAACAATTCCAACATATCTGGTTTCATATTTAACCAACCCTCACTCGGGTCATAGTTAGGAAACCAATCGTCTGTTCCCCCAGCCCTAAACCAATCACTTTGGAATTGACGTGCAGCAGGCCCATTTTCTGCAAACCATTTTGTTTGTTGGAACAAACTCCATATCACATCAGGGTTTTCTTCTTGATCGTCAATAATCCATTGAATAACATTTTTTGTTACCCCGTTTTTAGTGACCTCTAAATCATCATTTTGAAGAAAAAACTGTACTGACCCAAAGTTTTCACTGATGTAATCCATCGCAGCGTCAGTAAGTTGGCTTCCTTTATTTTGGTTAACAACACCAGTGCCTGTACCGCTACCGTCATCGTTGTTCTGCCCATCAAGGTCAAGAGCAGGGTCAGGATCAGGGGCAATAATAGGTTCACCCTGTCTTTGTTGCATCCTAAACTGCTGCCGTTGAGCTTCCGAATCTATATTAAGCGCAGTTTGATCAACTATTTCTTCTTCTGTTTCGACAACAGTGTCAAGACCTTCACGAATACGTTCTGACTCTGTTAACCCTTCAGCCCCAGAAACTAAATCATCACGATCTAACTGACCCGGCAAAGGTTCTGTGCGTATCTCTTTGTCTATCGCAACAGGACCTTCGTCAATCCCACGTTTAATTAACTGTAAAGCAGGAGGTCCCTCTTTAATATCACCTTTAGAATTTTTAATAGCACTATTTATACGTTCACTTATTTCACTTTTTGCAGTGTCAGACAAAACTTCATATATCGAAGCTGGTTGTATACCTTCAGAAACAATCTTAGTTAACGTATCCCCAAAGTTTTTTAACTCAATAGCTTCTGAAACTATAGTCAAAGCATTATTTTTTTCTTTTTCAACCTCAGCAACAGTATCTTTTAAACGTTGTTGAAGCTGGTTGACATCCATTGTCGTGCTAAGAGGTTGCCAAAAAATGTTTGGCCCCATCCCTAATTCTTCAGCACGATTATCGATCCAAGTTCTCCACTCTTGGGGTGTAAGAGCTTTACCTTCTGTTACCGCAGTATCACGCCGATGTCTTTTAATATCTTTATCAAGAGTCGCTGCTTGTTTTTTAAATGCATTAGCAGCGTTAACAATAGCTTGTGCTCTTTCTTCAATCGTATAAGTAACTGTTTCTATACTGCCTGCTGCTCCACCTCCGAAACCACCTTGATCTTTGATGTTTGTACCAACAACATCTAAGAATCTGCTAGAAGCAAACTCACGCCCAGTTCTATCTTTTTGCAACTCGTCTAAACGTTTTATACGGCTTTCTACGTCTTCGAGAATACGGTCTTTAACATTCCAGAAAGCAAGATCTAAAGCATTGTTCTCACTTTTTTTTGAAGAAAAAGCTTTAACACCTTTTTTAAACTCTTTAAACGTGTCGAGTATATTCATTATTTTAATCCTAAAGCATTTTTAACATTCTGAGCAGAATTGTAAGCCTTAACACCAGCAGCACGTTCAGAGTCCAACCCAGAAACAATCGCACCTACCTCAGACCCAATATTCATTTTTTGATCTGTCGGCAATGCATGGACAGCGGCAACAACAGCTTGCATTTGTTCGTTACTTAAACCACGTTGCAAATGCGTACTAGCTGCTTGCTCCGCCATTGCAATAATTGTGTTACGTGAATACTGAGGTGCCTTTTTACTTTTAGTAATTTCATTAAATTTCTTTTGTAAAGCTTCAGGATCTGTGCTTTTTAACAAAGCATCGATAGTAGGTGCTCTACCTAAACCAGCACCTCCAGCTTGGGCAAATGCATTTGCGTCACGAACTGCGGCCAACATGCCGTTAGCTACATTTTCGTATTCATAAATTTCCGAAAAGTCTTCTTCGGGAACAATAAAATCGTTAAAAAACAAACCTTCAGCAATTTGTTCCCATGTTCCGTCATCGTTTTTAAATGCATTCATCATTTGGTCAAACGCATCTTTACCCGTAACAGCTACCTTGACATCAATAGCTACTTCACCTTTACGCCCTTCAATAGGTGTATCGGTAACTTCAATAAACATTTCTGATGGATCTGTCGGATCACCAACAATCGGGTATGCCCCAGAACCAACTATATTTTGAACTTCTATCGGAGATAAATCGCCTACTCTTCGACCATATCTTGTAGCGTCTTTGGTGCCGATTACATAGCTGTCTGCTATGCCGGGACGTGTAGGATCACTTATTGAAATCCCTCGTTGTTGTCCTGCCTGCAATATTTCAGGTGATGGGGTAGAACTCAAACGTCTGCTCCTTGTGTCGCTAAATAGCTAGAAGGCCATGAGACACGACTTATACTGTCGTCATTGTCAAAGTAACGACTAAAGATAGCTGCAAAAGATGGTTTAGAACTTATCTCTAACCTAAATTGTAACCACAGTTGTTTTAAGTCTGCATTGATTTTATGACTTAACCCAGCATGATCTGGATTGTTACTAGCATTTTCTCGTCGTTCTAACTCTTCGGAAATTAAATCCCTTGTTTTTATATATTCTTCAATAAACGGATACTCAACTCGTTTACCAAACAAATCTGGATTCTCAACTACATTTCTAAAAGAATGAACAACTTCAGATATCTCGGCTGCACTTCTAACCGTGTCAAATGTTTCTTTCCATCTAGGGTTTACAGCCGCTATTTCTTCAACAATCCGATTTTTTAATTTTTGCAAATCAGTATTTGATTTAGCATTCAAATTAACACTTAACCCATTTAAACCACGACGAGTCAACTCAGCGTTAATAACCTGCATTTGATCGTTGTACTCATGAAACCCTGCTGCTTCACTTGCACGAGTATAAATTTCAGAAGGCTCTAATCGAACTCTGCGTCCTTCATTTATTTCTTTAATTTGAACTGCTCGGTTATATTCAAAACCTGATTGCAAATCCCCAACTTTACCGACAATAAAATCGCCTATCTCTTCGTTATTATCTGCAAAGTCTTTAGTTTCTTGATAAAGCTTTTCACCTTCTAATGTTGCTGCTGCAACACCTCGGGCATCTGTTGCACGACCTAAAATCCCGTACATTTCAGGGTGTTTTGCAAACAACCATTCAGTAGCTGCTTCGTTACCAGCCCTTGCTACTTCACGGTTAAACCCGTTAATAATTTTTTTATACGGAGATTGTGCAACAAATCGAAGTGGCAAAGCTAAATTGCCTAACATTTGGATTATTAAAATTTGTCTTGCGCGAGTTTCGATTTCGTTTTCAAATGCTGCTTTTTCAGCTTCTGTTTCTACCGCAATACCAGCTTCGTAATACTCTGCCATTACATCTGCCGTGATACGTGCAACAACTTTTTGTCGTTGAGCAGTATTAAACAAAGCACTAGTAGCTGTTTTAGTCCACGTAGGTTGCAGTTGTTTTATTGCACGTTCTAAAAACGATTGGCCTTCTGTAGGGCCATAAGGAAGCAACACTTCAAACGCTTCAGCAAGTTCTGGGACTTTTAAAAGTGTTTCACTTGCTGGTATAGCCATAAGCGGACCAAATCCCGGTAAACCAGCGCTAATCATCGAAACAGATCCAAAGTTAAAATCTATTTCGTTGTCTCCTAAAGCAGAAAGATTGCCAAACAATTTGATCCCTGCAATATCCGCACTCATCCATGATTCTGGTAGCCGTAAAACAAATATTGGGTCACCGTTTTCATCTTTGGCGTCCATTATTTGTACCGCTTGACGGAAGTTACGTGTTCCACTAGCCACAAAAGCAGGATTGCGAACTGCTAGTCCTGTCCATCGTGTTATAACTTCTTGCCATGCACCATAAAACGGCATGATGTTGGCAAACATTTCTTCAAACTTTGAACGTTCTGCTAAATCATACAAAAGGTTGCGTGTTTCTTTAAGAGCTACGTTTCGTGATGCAGTTTCTATTTTTTTAATGTCAGATTCTTTAAGTTTGAATCGTCCATTATTTTCAAAAGATGCTAAACGGTTTGCCATTTCTCTTGAATAAGCGCTTCTAAATACAAGACTTCGAGTCAAAATATCTGTCGGCATTGTTCCAATGTTTTGGAACATAGAATCCAGTTGTCCACCAATTCTTTCTAACAAACGACCTTGTTTAGCAGCATCTTCAAATTTAGAGTCACCTATTACTTTCCCAAAATCAGGTTCGTTTAATGCATCTCTGACATTGTTGATATCGCCTTCGTATTTGCGATCAACAATCGGTTGGATATCTCTATCCCAGTTAACTTCTCGTCCTTCAACAATTTGTTTACGAACATCTGCAAAATCTGGGTGGTTAGGTACTAAAGAATTAAACTCATCTCTCATAATCTGCAACACATCGTTGTAATCAGAAAGATCTGTTTGATCAAAATAGTGCGGCATAGCATCTCGTAAAACAGCGCCATCTCCTGATTGAAGCCACGCAACTAATTCGTCATTTGTTTTGTCTTGCCACATCAAACGTTGAAAATCTTGATAAGCGTTTACTACCGTTGGATCGGTAGAAGGCACAAACTGTCTATTCACAGTATCGTTGTAAGCCTGTACAAACCCTTCACGTTGCTTAGGGCCAGCCGCTCCATCAAATTGTCGTGGTTCACGCAACTGTCGTTGTGTTCTCTGGTTAGCTTGCGAAGCAGAATCCCATAACGCACGGTTAGAGTTATCAGCAGAAATAGCGTTTCTATAAATAGCTATTTGTTGTGGCGTATTCCCAAAATGATTTGCATACGAAACACCGCCAATATGAGCGCCCCCAAGCCCAGCATCAGTCAAGATTTTGCCTGCTTTATCAAAATTGCTATACAGTTCAATGTTTTCTTCGCGCATCCCATTTACTTTTGCTAACTGTTGTTCATCTAACAGCTTCGCTTGTGTTTCTAAAAGATCAGAAGCAACTCTTAAATCTTTAATTTTTTGATTAGCAGCAGCTAACTCTGTGGGATTAGTTACATCAGCTACGCTGGCTCTAATAGTTTTAATTTCATCATTTAACTGTGAACGTGCTACAGACCGAAGTTGCAAACCTATTGCACTTCCAGTTTCTATCTGAGCTAACCGTTGTAACGAACTTCGTGCCATGACGTTGTACAAAGCGCCAATAGCTAACCCAAGTGGGCCTGCAATTACACCTGCACCTACGCCTACAACAGCGCTGCGAGTGTTAATTCGTTTTCTGCCGTAGTTTTCGTAGATGCTTTTGCGAACTAAACTTGTTGCAGCTTCGTCACCTTTTTTAGCTACGAACTCTTCAATCAAGTCGTAATAATTTATAGGTTGGTTAGCTTCGATAAGTTGGTTTAAGTCTCTTTTAATTTGGTTTAAAGCGTCGTCTACATTGCCATGATTTTTTTCAAGACGTTTTTTTCCATACCCAGACAAATCTTTTGTTTTAATTTTGCCTTTTGCAAGTTGTTCAAATTCAGCTACGCCTTTTTTGTAACCAAATATTTTAGCGTTACGAAGTTCATCTAATTCTGTGTAACCAAGATCATCAAGCATTCGTTTTTGAATATCAGGTCCAAGATCTATACCATTTTTTCTAAACCAATTAGCACGCAAATCACTCATGCCACCCATAACTGACTTCAACGTATCCATTGTTCCCAAATGAGCGGCTGATCGAGCATACTCATCGATCAACACACGCATCGGCCATGCAGGTCTAAGAAGCACAGATTTTTTCCAAACAGACGTAAACCCATTTATTGCAGCAGAAGTAACAGATAAACCTCTCCCCGCATATTCTCGAAATATCGATTTATCTGTAAACGCTTGTTTGTAAAGATCGTACCTAGGTACCAACGTTGCAGCTTCAAGTTGTGACGTAGTAATTGGCATATACCGTGCAACAGTTTCTCCACCTTCTGCCGCTGTGGTTATACGTATTCCTTTATTTCCATAAATTCGAGCGTTACGTGCTTTGTTTTTTAACTCTGAATCTCCAGCTTTCCACTGCCGTTGAAGTATTTGGATAAGTTCATCTTTATCCACGCCTTCCATACGATCAGCAAATTTTTTTACCATCTTTTCGTTAATTTCATCAACAGTCGAATTAAATATTCGACTTAACTCATTAGAGTCATTTGTGGCAGTCCATGATCCTAATTTGCGGTCAACAAATGCATCATCTATACCATCGATACCTATACGTGACGCATCACGCAACATTCGTTGAAACGCAGTAAAACTTTGATCTGCGTCATCCCAAATAATCATTCCTTGCGGAACTTTTTCTACGATCGCTCGCACAATACGTGTTTGTGCAATACCACCTAACAAAGGAAGTTTTTCAACAAACGTTCTTGCTGCTAAACCTGCTTCATTAAATGCCCCTATTTTTGGTAACGCTTCCATAGAACTTTGATGGTTTTGAATGAGTACTTGGTCTGTAGCAGCATCAACAAGAGCTTCGTTATCGTTTAAAGCGTCATAACGTGCATTTAATTCATCCGCAGTCACAGGGCCACGGTCAACATCTTTACGAGTAGCTAATGCACGTAACCGTTCTTCTTTAATAGATAACGCAGCGCCAAACGGTAATTCTGGGTTTTGGCTTTGTAATTTATTTTCTAACCGTCGTTGCTCATGGTTCAAAAAATTTCTAGCAGTGTCATCACCAGTTGCTACAAACTCACCATCAGCTACACGTTGGTTAACTTCATCTAACTGATGATGTAACCCACCTTGCTGATGGCTCAAAGCCCACTTTTCCGCAGCTTCATGCATTTCATCTAAAACTGTGTTATCGCCTCCGCTAACAGCAAGAGTTAAATATTTTTCTCTAGCTGCTTTATTTGGCAACGAAGCTAATGCGCGAGCTTGATCCGGCGTAAAACTTTTAGCGTTTACACCTAGTTTTCCGTTTCGTGCTTCAGACAAAATTCGTGCTGTTAAAACATCAACTGTGTCGTAATCATTTTCGGTAAATCCTTTACCTTTTTTATATGTTTCCGACCAATCTAAATCATCTGCAAAACGCAACTTTTCTAACGCTGCATCAAATTTTGCGTACGCACCTGATTGCCGGATAGCTTGATCCGCAGTCTGATACCCGATACCTAGTGTCTTTTTAGCAGTACTTTGTGCTAATTTTGAAACTTTTCCAACTTTGCCTACACCAAATAAAATATTCGATGGGTCTAAAACAATGTTTGAAAACGCATCAAACGTTCCAGACACCATGTTGTAATAAGAAGTGCCTTTAAATCGTTCTACTTCAGCAGGATCATCAAGGTCTATCCACCGTGACGCCATCGCTAATGCTTGGCCTGCACTTCGTGTTTCGGTAATGTTGTACGCTTGACGCCACTCATTAGGGTCGAACACAGAAAACACGTCACCTATATCACCTTGACCTGTTAACGCATCAAACGAGTTCATTACTCCTCGTTGACCTACTCCTATAAGAGTTCCAATGTTTCGGTCAACACCGTATTTGTAAGCAAACTCCATTGCATCAAACACAGGATTTATAATATTTTTAGTTGGTTCTCGTATGGCTTCAGGAATTGCCCCAAAAAAATGTCCACCAGCCCCTTCTTCACCAAATAAGTGTTGGACTACCCCATCACCATCTGATGCCCCTAAAACATTATCTTCCCACGATCCCCACAAAGTCCCCCAAACACCATCATATTCGTCATCGATACCAACAACTTCTTCTCCAATATCAACAACAAACTCTAAAGACTTTTTTGTTGCGTTTGCTACGCCTTTGCCTATACCCGCTAAAGTGCCCAGCCCCGGTATATCCACCATAAATTAAAAATCTTTCGTTGGTACCATAGAAATCATTTTGTTTATGATTTGACGGGTATCGTCACCTACATAAGGTGAATTAGCTAACGGCAAAAGAGTAGGCAAAATACGAGCAAGTTTTTCACTTGTTTGTGGTTCTGGAGCTTGCATCATTTGAGCACTAGGACTAGTAGTAACAGGTTCGACAGGACGTTCTGTCATACGAGTAGGCGACCCTAAATCACCCGGTCGCACTTGGGTAGGCGCAGGCATTTCGGGTAACGGTTGTTGTCGCTGCATTTCTTCTTGTTCAGTAGCAGCACCATATTGTTGCCCTGTAGCAGTCTGAATTTTTTGTCCTTTGCCTTTACGTGGCATTACAACGCCCCTAACAGTTGTGCTAACCCTGCTGAATCTTGTGGTTCTTCTGGAACTGGTGTTGACTCTGCCCCCATACCGGGTAATGCAAGTCCGGGTTGCGCTTCAGGTGACATAGCTGGAACTTCTTCTGCTTGTCGTTCTTGCGCTTCTCGCTGAACTTGTTCTACCGCTTCAGCCAGTTCTTTCTTATCGTGAGCAACAAGATCCATAATTCTTGCTAAATCTGCTGGTGGGAGTATCCCTTCAGCAGCTTGATTTTGAACAGCAGAAAGCAAAGCAGCTTCAAGTTGTTCAGCAATTACTGTGTCATGCTCAAATTCTGGATCATCAATCAATGGGTCTATTGACATAAACGATCTCTTTGACATAGTGCCCATGCCAACACGTTGGCCTCCGCCAATAACAAGGTTGTTGATATCGGCTCCTGCCTGACTGTATGAGACAACGTTTTCAGTGGAGTCAAAGTTTTCGTTTGGTACATAGTCAACTTGACCTTTAACGTTTTTAGAGTTGACATAAAAACTACGTGGACGACGCCCAGCATAAGTTTTTGCCATATCTACAGCTATACGGTTCTCTTCTTGCAAAGACCGAGCCATAATCCGTTGCGCTTCTTGAACTGTAAAGTCAACAGTCGCTGATAGCACAGCGTCTCCCCGGCGACCTGTACGAATATTTGATGTTGATTCGCCACCAAATTCTTGGGGAATACCAGCAGTTAAACGTTGTGCCCGTTCAAGCCTGTCAATCGCAGGGTTTGTCATATAACCGGGCTGCATTTGCATATCACGCAAATCGCCGCCACGCACAACACCAACCTCACCAGTAAGCCCATCAGCAGGATTCACAATTTGTGGGGTTTCTCCGGCTCGGCCTACAAGCCAAGTATCAGGGAACACACCTTTTTGGACAGCAATAACTTCAAGAGCCATTAACCGGGCTTGCATTTGATACATGCCAAGAATGCCGTCGAACTGGCCTTGGGCGTTATCAAGACTTATGCGTTGTGCGAACACAACAGGACACTGCCCTAAAGGATTTGGTACACGTTCTAACTCTAAAGCTATAAACGGGCTTGACTCGTTTACGACACCAAAACTTGCTGTTTGTATCGGGGAACGTGTGCCTATAAGGACTTGTTCATGCCCATCGACATACTCAATCATCTCAATAGGATGATCTTCGTTTACATCTGAATCATTCCCGAACTGGACAGCAGCAGCAGGATACCGTTCCCGTAACCAACCAATCGAACGTTCGTAAGCAAAAATAACGTCACGAGGCCGCATATCGTCAACACCCAACATTTTTGCTGGGTACGCAGTTAATGGGTCACGTAAATGCCATTCTGGGCAACCTGTAACTGCATTAAATCTAATTTGTGTAACAGTTGTAGAATAACCAATCAAATGTCTTGCTCGTTTACCGAGTTGAAGATCCATTCTGCTGTTATCCCACCAACCAAACAAAGCTTTACGACGTTTAGCCGCATTATCTCGTGCTCGTTTTGTTGATGCATCTGTAGGAGGGCAGTAAATGTCAGGACTTGTAGAAGCAATACGCATTGCTGTTTGGTCAAGTCCTTGTGCAAGAAGGTTCGCTACCGCAGATTGTTCATCAGCATCTATTTCTGGTAGCGGAACAACAATATCCCCGTTATAATAATCACGAACATTACGCATTTTTGCTTTAGCGTCATCGTTTATTCGTGAGCGTGTGCTATGTATATTAATAATCTCTTCGACGGTTTTCACACTCACCTCATGCGTTAGCTGACTCCGACATCCATGAAGGACGCCACTGTCGATCATTGACTATAGTCGGAAGATAAAGTTTTTCTAAGTTATGCTCTAGGAACCATTGTGCCATAACACAGTCATCTGTGCGAGCGCCAGTTCCTTCAGGGTTCCAACGGGTTACTTCGTTGACCAAAAGTAGCGAATGTGGCCGTGCTTCTGTGTTTTGGATACCCGGCAAACGCACTCGGCCAACACGCCATAACGGAGCGAGCATTTGCACTCCATATTTCGGGTCGCCTTTATTTTTAGAATGCGTGTAATGCGGGACAAGTTGGACATTGCGTAATGCCGCCCATCGGCGGAAATGGTCGTATTGAAGAATAAATTTTTGGGCAGCGTTAGCTTCAATTACCCAATGAGTAATCGGGTGACCCATGTCGTTACTGATTTGCCACCAATCTTCTGCAACACCAGTAAAACATTGACGTTCATGGTTCCAGTCCAAAAAGTCTGGAGCGTCCATTTTACGTCGATACGACTCTAACAGATACCTAAACTCTGTTTCACGGTTATATGCCCAACACTGAATCGCCCAAAAGTTAGCAGGAGAAGGGTCTGCTGTAGCTACAACAAACATTTCTCCGCTTACATTTCGTGGTAATTCCCACAACCCACGGTCATTGTCCCAACAACCCGGATGATGTACACCGTCTTTGCCTTCACCTCCGCTTACCCACAAAGGATCAACAAGAACATTTGAAGGGTTTACATCCGATTGCTGGTACAAGACCTCAAATCTGTCAGGAGTTTGCGCCTTAATGTGGCGAAGTCGTCGCCACGGTAAACGTCGGGGGTAGAGCAAACATCCTTCGGGCCAAGGTTTCCCACTTGGCTTGTGGTTTTCAGCATCGCCGTCGCATAGTTCTTCATAATGCGCTTGATATTTGAGGTGCGTGTATTTACGCCACTCGTCTGGTGCGTCTTCGGGATCAAATTCTTCCAATTCGTAATCGTCAGGGGGTGCTACTTTATCCAACGCATAACGGTAAATATCGTCTGCCGACATGCGTTGTCCCTGTAAAACCAGCAAACCGCCGGGTTCTAGTCGGGTTTCTGCCACCTCATCCCACCAACGACGCATATCTTCCCGTGCTTCTGCGGAACGCATTTTGCGTGGGTCGTATACGTCATCCCATATGACCAAATCGAAACGGCCTCCAAGAAAACCAGAGTCCATTCCGAAAGCCGACCATGTGGGTTCTTTTTGGCTTAAAGGTGTGTCATCCTTTTGTAACACAGTAAAAGCTTCTGCGCGCCATATTTCAGAAGAATCTGGTTTAAACATTCCGAAATCTTCTTGCAGCGTGGCCTCAGCGTCAACCGCCAAGTTCAAACGAACATCGTTTAACTCGGCCCTAACCGGATGCGCTCGATCAAACTCGGCGCGCAACCTGCGGCAATACCATTCGGCCAAACGCTGCGTAGAAGATCCGATCATGCCACGAATAGCACGATTCCGTATGGTTGCCCATGCGGGTAACACTTTAGCAAAAAATGTGGACTTTCCCGTACCCGGAGGCGCATTAATTACTGCATACTCTTCGTACTCAGTGTCCATTAACCCCATTATTCGTTCCGTAGCTTCTATTTGCCACGGCTGCAAAATAATCCCAAAATACCGTTTCGCAAAAACTTCGATACTGTCATAAGCAGCTTGCGCTTCAGGACATAACTGCTCATAACTAGGAACTTCAGGAGTAGCGTCACCACCCAAAATTTCTAAAGCAGCAACATAATTTCTTGGAGCCTTACCATTTTCTGCATCTCTGCACGCATGATAAGAAATTCCTGTGTCTTTAGAAGCGCCATAAAGACTATGGCCGCCACGTCGAAGAGCTAAATACTCAGTCCACTTGTCTACTGTCGTTGCTTTGCCGGATGGCATAATGTCCCCTTACTGACACGATTCGCAAATATCAGGATTTTCTAAATCGCATTCGATTACTTCGTCGTCGTCGAAAGGATCTAACATAGGTTGCTCACCCATAAGCTCAGGGTGGTCTTCAAAAATTTCCATAAGGGTACGTGGCTCCATAGGCTCTTCTATCCATTCAGCGTATTCATAACAAAAACAATCGTTAGCGCAGTCAGGACATTTCTCACAAGCGCAGTCGTAATGGTAAAAATGACAAACGCATTCTTCCCCTTCACAGTCGCAACCGTAAATAACCACGGCTTACCACTTAGATTTGTTTGCCCAATAAGCGGCAGACATTTTCCCCTTGGCTATGTTTTTTGCATGACGAGCTTTAAACGACTTCCTACGAGCCTTTTCTTTAGCAGTCTTAGGATTTTTACCTGCACCACTTACACCCTGTTGCCCATAACGAATCGTTTTAATTTGATTGCCTTCTTTAGCAACAACGACATGCGATTTAGTCGGATGATTCGGAGTTCGCTTAGGTTTATTAAACCCAGACACCCCCGCACGTTTTAACCGAGGATCTTTTTTAGCAGGCATTACTTCTTTCCTCTCGCTTGCTTAGAAGCCTTTTTAGCAGCAGAAGTGTTTTTAACAAACTGTTTCCCCGCTTTAGAACCCTTTTTCTTTTTACGATTAGTCGCAGCTTTCTGCGCAGGAGTCAACTTTTTCCAAGCAGCATCAGGCAAATAACGAGTAGTACCACCCTTACGTTTCGCAGGCTTCCCATCAGAAGTACGCCACTTCTGGTCAGTCCACCTATCCAAATTACGTTGCGATTCAGCTTTAGCCATCAGTTCTTATACCCTCCACCCTTAGCCTTATACTGTTTAGCAAGCATTTGAGCCTTACGAGCAGACCACTGACCCGGCTTACCACCCTTACCACCAGCCTTAATCTGATTAAACAAACGCTTACGCATAGCAGGCTTCGTATAATTACCAGCCGAATTCACAGTAGATTTCTTCTTTTTAACTGCCATCTCTATTAATCGCACTCCAACGCTATTCGTGACTGCTCAAAAACCGACCACTGTGCTTCAGTCCAGCTTCTAACACTCGGCTCATTCAAAGACTCTAACAAAGCTACACAAGCTTCTTCAGTAACCGGAGCAGTAGGCACCGGATCACTATTAGGCCAAAACGCCCAAACACCAATAATCGCAGCAATAACCGCACCAGCAATAGCCTTAACGTTCTTAAGAATATGCTCTATAGAATCCCGCCAAACATCAGAACGTTCAGCGATATCTTCAATAGTCATCTCTCAGCCCGATTCCTAGACCTATTACCAGCACGCAGCTTGCCCCCCTTCCCCCTCACCATATCTTGATTAGCTTTCACCGTTCCTTCTTTCTTAGCCTTATACCTAGCACGCCCATGCTCCGCCCGATCCTTCTTCTGCTCAGGACGAGCATTAAACGCCTTATCATAGGCAGCCTTCTTAGCTCGTGCCTTAGCGTTTTTTCTATAAAAAGAAGCAGATCTTTTTGGATTAGGCACAGTACGAGACACGCCGCCATGATACAGTACAACCGCACTCGCCGCTAACAACGGTTCGATCGCCCGTCAGAGGGGCTTCTGACTCTATGTCCAGACACGACGGCCCAACCACACGGGGGGCATAGAGCGACCAGCACAGCAAGGCTCGGTCAAGGCAAGAGAGGCCTCAACACTCGGAGGAACCAAGGACATAACCACCCAACCCCACAACAAACGAACCAAACTCCCCAAAACACCGATAATCACTATGTATACATACCCCCATCTCGGCACATACCCCCATTCCCACACGGTTTACTACAGAATCTACGGCTAACACCTGTACCCCACAAAAAACACCCCCCGTACCCTTAAAACCACACAAAACAGTCGCCCATTCACTATCACACAGACTTACTCTGTACCCCCTGTTGTTGTTTGGGCGTCACCCACGGTAGGGCTGTGGGTCGGGCTACTCGTGAATCAAGCCCCGACGAAGAGAAAGGGATGTCGTGTCTTGACCGCAAGGGCGAGTATCCCTGACGCTTTCGCCGTCTCGGCGACCACGGAGTGATCCGTGGACGATCACGTTCGTATCATTCGTGGGTTGTGCTGATTGTGTGATCAGCGCCTACCCAGAGATTTGATTGGCTCATATAAAGGAGCGTCTGTCGTAAAACGAGAAAGGGAAAGGGCCTCGTTTTACAAACCCACAATAACCCGACGAGGAGCCAAGACAAATCTCCTCAACTTCCTTCGCAAGTGGGCAACTTGTCGTCGGGCCTTTTACAAACTAGCACCTATTCGCACAACTCCAGCTATGCCGATCCGAGAACATATAATCGGAATCGACATAGCCGAAGCAATGCTCACCCCTTCGTAGTCCTCAACTTATTAAGCGATCAAACGAAGGGGCACTCCCCCAGTCAAGTGACAGACCCTTCTTGCAACACGAATCTCCGCACGTCGGGCCAAACAATGCCAACCAGCATCCACTATCAGACCACCCCCTCGTGGGTGCGGAGACTGCCGACCCGTCCTATATCTCTTTTATTGTGTCGTTGCCTTACGGTTCGTGTTGCTTTTATGTTACAAAACAAAGGGCAAGGGCGTTTTGTAACATAAAACCAGAGAGGGCGAAACCAAGAGCGTGTTTCGGACACTTGACAGGGGGAGTTCCGGCGCTTCTTCGTAAAAGACCCGAAGGCAAGTCGGTCATCGGGCATAAACCAAAGGATGAGACTAATGGAATCCAACATTGAGCGTATCAAAGCAAAGCGAGCAATGTCAGCAGCACGGCGAGAGCAAGAAGCCGCACATCTTAAAGAATGGACTGAAGCCTTTAACGGGATCGAGCTTGGAGGTGATGTGACCGCTAGTTTTCAGCCCTCAGATCCAGAGGCGACAGACAACGCAGCGGCTACAGACGCTAGAGCTAACACGTTTCTCGCTAAATACGTTGACATCTTTGCAGACGTTGACACCAAGCGGCCAGTTATCGAACCCGCACACCCCGCTTTAATCCGGCAGTACATGGCGGTCGAAGTCAACCTAGGTATCTCGAAGTTTGAGGATAGTACGGACCGGTGGCTACCCGGCGCTCGTTCACTACTTAACTCAGCACCCACTCAGGAAACCTTGGTGCAACTGGCGCATCGGTACAACTCGCATATCTTCGGCGTCTCCCAGTATCTCGATAGGGATGTCAAGGCGGAACTGAAGCGTACCGGACGTTGGAAAGATGCGCTCTATCCCGAAGCTGACAATAGCCGAGTGGTACTGCCCTTCTGGAATGGCATCGATTCGTACTACGGCACCACGGGTGGATTGACAATCGCACCTTATGAGAAGTCTAACCAGACTAACGGGTGGCGTTATATGAATTGTTCTTACCCCAACGGCGACAACAGCGTAACATCCACAATCTTCCTCTTCGGTCCAGCACCTAAGGGGTACGAGGCGCTTGGGGCAACTCCTCAGCAGCGTCGCTGGCAACCCACGCTTTACGCAGTAAGGCAGGTCACCTCCGAAACTCAGACATTCAATGAGTACTTTGTCGGCGGTATGGAAGCGTTACTCGCTCTAATGGCTGACGATAAAAGCGGGTCGGCTACTTGGGAGGCAGACAGAGATGCTCGCAAACTGCAACAGGAGAAAGCAGCTTGGCAGGCAGCAGGTGTTGATGTCAGCAGTCTGCAAGAAACCCCAGAGATCGCAGCACAAAAAGCGTTAGCAAAGGTCAACGCATCTCTCACACTGGCTGACTTAACGGCAGAGGAAGCTGAAGCCTTAGTAAGCATCGACGCAGAATTCGCAGAAAGGGAGGCTGAAATCGATAGGCGGATAGCCCTAAATCAACTAGATAGCTAGCACAGAGGGGAGCGGTCGGTCCATTAGGGCTGGTCGCTCCCCTTTTTTGGCGCAAGCTTCCAAAGGTTCTACCCACCTCCAGCGTAACGCCGCTGGACCACTTGCAACGTAACGCCGTTGCATCACTAAAACATTCCCGCTCCGCTCGGGATCGAGAACGATCTCGATACATCGTCGGGGTTTCGCCCCCGAACGACGAGCAGCGTAGCGCCGCTGCACCACTTACAAAATCCCAAACCCGGGGATTTTGGGAGGGTCACTATCAGATTCTGTAATACGACCTTAGGAGGTCAAATGAAAAAGATAAAGATAACATTAGCAATAGTTACAGCCTTGTTTGCTGGCTATCTGATTAGTTTTTCGTTTCCAAACGAGGAACCTGCAAATGTAGAAACACGTCGTGTAATTGACGGTGACACGTTCGTAGCTGATATCGATGGGATCATCGAGACTGTTCGGCTTATTGGTATCGATGCGCCTGAATTGGGTACATGTTATTCGGTTCAGTCGTCAGAGTTACTCGCTAGGTTGATGTTCCGTGATGACATCTGGCTTGCGTATGGTCCAGAGAAGCGTGATCCGTATGGGCGTCTGCTTGCGTATGCGTTCCATGAGGATGGTACGTTTGTGAATTTAGAAATGGCTAAACGTGGTGCCGCAGAGGTAATGACGATTAGTCCGAATAGCGAGTATGCCAGTTTGATTGGTGAGGCTCGTGATGAAGCAGCTATCGCAAAACGTGGTGGCTGGAGCAACTGTTAGAAAGGGGACATGATGTCCAAAAGCGTACTTAACAATTCTACGTGGAAAACACTTCCACTCAACCGTATTGGCTCAACGGCACAAGTTGACCGGTGGGACAAAATGGTTCAGACCTTAGCTGTCGAACGTCGGCAACAATGGAAAACAAAAAGAAGTATCTAGGAGGTACTTACAATGGAAAATGCAACAATCACAATTTGTGGCAACTATGGAAAAGATCCTGAACTGCGTTACGGCGCTGCTTCTGGTAAACCTTTCCTTAATATGCCTGTAGCTGTTACTTCAGGTACAAAAGAAAAGCCTAAGACTAGCTGGTTTGATGTGAAGTTCTTTGAGGAGCAAGCATGTCAAATGGCGGAGTTACCGAAAGGTACTCGTGTAATTATTACAGGCAATCTTCGTCAAGATACATATGAAGATGCTGATGGCAAAACGCAATACCGGACCGTTGTGTACGCACAGGAAGCTGGTTTGAGCTTGCGTTGGAGCTAAAGGTTTAGAGTCGGCAGACTGTCCTACGTGTGATACGTGTTGCCTACCAACAGGTAGGTGGACTGACCGTAGGGATCTGCCGACTCTTCGCCCCCACTTAGTTGGGTTTTACACCATTCAGTAATAAAACCATTCCGTAATAAAACCAAAGGAGATAATTGTTATGAAGAAACTTACTAGTGCAGAAGCTATTCTGCGTCATCTCGAAACTGTGCGTGCTAACCGCCTGTCTTCGATTATGTCTACCGATACGTTGTTGGATGAGTTGATTAAACATATTGAGCATGATCTGGAAGAGATGCTTGATGATATGTACCGTGAGTCGCAGGAGCGTGCTCGTCAGATTGAGATACAGCTTGATGATGCGTACGGTGATACCGACAAGTTCGGTGATGTGATTGCTGGAGGTAGTTTCTGATGGCGGCTAAGTGTAAGGGGAAGCCGTCTGCTAATCAGTATGGTAATGGTTGCCGGTGTGATGATTGTCGTGCTGCTTGGCGTGTGCATCAGGAGGAGCAGCGTGTGACTGCTCGTAAGAAGTCTGTTAGTCGTGATCGTCCTGTTGTTTATGCTGATGCTTTTACTCGTGAGGAAATCTTGCGTGCGAGAGGGATGTAATGAATCTTTGGTTGGTTATTTGGTCGATACTTGATTTCGCTGCGATCAACCACGAGCCACCTAATCCTGAAGTTGCACCGATTGTGTGTGAATACTTTGCGGATGATTGTGTGGATGCGTTGGGGATAGCGTGGTGTGAGTCGTTACATAATCCACGGGCGTATAACGGTGCGGATCATGGCTTGTTTCAGATTAATAAGTACTTTTGGTATGAAGTTTTTAAAGATAAGTGGGCTGACAGGTTTGATGTTGAACAGTCCACTCGCTTTGCGTTCTACATTGTGGAACATACCGAGTTGAAGTGGCTGCTTTGGACTTGTGGTCGCTACTAGAACGTGACTCTTCGGATGCTTAATCCCGCATAAACACTGGCTCAAAGGAGTTATTGTGTTTATTGTTGGTACAATATACTGAAGGGTCGCAAGAAAGGGAGAGGGGATGTGCTCGTACGGGTAACCAGAGCAACGATTAGGACGTAGAGCATCCTCTCTCCTGAAGATCTCAAATGAAAGGGAAACCATGAGAAAAATAACAGTTAATACAACTGTTCAAAATGAAGTATGTGAAGAACGACGCTCATTAGAGTTTGACAATGTTCGTTCTGCATCTGTGTTTATGAATACAGACGAAGTTGTTTGGACATCTAATGATCGTTTTACTTCATGGAGTATGGGTCTTGGAACATTGGTTATCCATGACATCACCGAAGAACAAATGCTTGCACTTGTAAAAAGCATTACAACTGAGTTAGATAAACCAAAAGGAGAATAATGTCACATCGAATGACAGGGCTTGATGCTCAACATGCTTTGTACGCAAAGACACCTTGGCATCGGCTAGGCAACGTCGGACCTATCGACTGGGAGAAAGCTCGTGATGCTTTTGACTGGTGCGAAGTGGTGCGACATCCAATACATATTGAGCATGATGAGATAGGAGTTATTCTTGAAGGCAGAAATGTCTTAAAGATGGTCAACTATCCACATGCTTATGCCGAAGTAAGTGACCGGTATCAAATAGTTCAGCATCGTTTTATGGCTGATGACTTAACTGGAATGCTCATTGATACTGGACTTGTAGAAACTATTGAATCAGTTGGTACCTATGACAATGGTGCTGTTGGTTATGTGTCTCTAAAGTTCAAGGATGACATAGTTATTCCGGGTTGGTCGAAGGTCGAGTCGATATTTAATATCGGTAATGGACATGACCGTAAGGTTCCGTTGATCGCTACTCAATCAGCTACTGCTGTTGTGTGTTCTAATACGTTTAAGTGGAACATCTTGGATAAGGAAGCTGTCTTCAAGTTTAAGAAGATGGGTGATCCGCAAGGGATGATGCACGAAGCTGTTGAACAGTTGTGTGCAGGCTATGAACGTCACACAGAATACGCTGCACAAATTGAGCGGATGGCTAATCAAGAGTTTGTTGATGAGGAATGGGATCAGTTAGTTGAGACTCTTATTGGTACTGGACCAGAAGAACCGTGGTGGAATAGCAATACCCAATCACATCAGGGTTATCACAATCAGCTAACTCGTTGGCGACATCTGAAAACAGATTTGAACCACAGATTTCGTCGTGACGAAGATATAGCTGGTGTGCGTAACACTAGATGGGGTGCACTCATGGCTGTTCAAGCATGGGAGCAGAAAGATAAAGCAGTTAAAGGTGTTAAGAGCAGCCTTGAACGTACTCGTAGGCATCAAGCCAACGTGATGTTTGGGAAGCTACCGATGACTGAGAAGGCTGCCAAGATTCTGGTAGCTAACTAAATCTGAGGGAGGATGTGCTCGTACGGGTAACCAGAGCAGGGCTTTGTATCCCTTCATGCATCCTCCCTCTTCAGTTCTTACAAATAAAGGAGAAAAGAAATGAGTATAGAAGCAACAGTAAACATAGATACACGGGAGCTAGCTGACGATGGAACTTTCTGTGACATCGTTGGTGACATCGCTGCTGATGTAATCCGTGACAGCGGCGAGGTAGAACACATCGTCACTAGCACAATAGAAAACGATATTGGTTACCACATCTCAACGTATCTGGAAGACAACCCAGTGCTTGACCCTGATGATGATGCTTTCATTAACGCTGTAGCTAAAGCCATGTTAAATATGGCTCGTAGCTATGTCGGAGAGTAGCGGTAAGCAGCAGCGTGATATTGGGATGGCACGAGTAGTTACGGCTGCTCGTCCATCCCAGAAAGCTGCTGCCAAACATGCGATAGCTAAGGTGTGTCGTACGACAGCGCCACATAACTCGTGGACTACTGATGAAGTTCATGCTGTGTTAGAAGAAATGAATGTCAAGTTAGATAATGCACGGTTGCTTGGTCCGTTGATGAAGCAAGCACAGAAGGCTGGTTTGATTGAGCCTGTTGTGTGTGATGGATGTCAACGTCAAGAGACTCGGTTGTCTCGACGTAAGAAACGTCATGCTGGTCCGCAGTATCTGTGGCGTACCACACCTGATTATTACTACGAGTATTGGAAAGAGGATTAATGAAAAAGGTAAATGGTATTTGGGAAATCTGGGTAGGCAACGAGTGTTGTTGGATTACTGATGATGGTCAAGCTCATTATGATTTGAAGTCTGCCGAGAAACGTAAGCAAGAATTGGAGAGAAGAAATGTATCTTAGTGATGACCCACCCGACGATCCTTATGCAGATTTGAGTGAAGAAGAATATGAAGAAATGCTCGAAGCTAGAGAGGCTGCTGAATCAGCTTATTGGGATCGCCGCGTTGATGAAGCCCGAGGAAATTGATAAACTCGGGTTAGAAATGGAGAGCAATGCAATACGAAAAGGGTCCAGCACAAAGCGTGCTGGAAGATTATATACGTCGTCCTGATAATAAACCAACAGCGGACGGATCGTTCTTAAGGGTATCTAGTATCACGACGTGTGATCGGAAACAGATATTCGATGGGATGGGTGTACCTCGTATAGAGGCTGGCGAAAATGCGATCAATGGTTTTGTTGCTAGAGAAGTTGGCAACACTATGCATGAGCATATCCAAGCAGCGTTTAAAGAAATGGTGCCGGGTTTTAAGTGCGAGGTGCCTGTAAGTATGCCTGAGTCGATGACTTCTGGTCATGCTGATGGTGTTTATAACGACACTGTTTTAGAAATAAAAACAATGCGTAATTATGGGTTTAGGAAAGCCCGTAATGAAGGACCTAAAGAAGAGCATTTGTTTCAAGCATGTGCTTATGCGTTAGGTCTAGGTCTTAGCGACATACATCTTATCTATATGTGTACTGATGCTACGCCTAGCCGTTGGAAAGATAGTGCTCGTGCTGGCGACATGGTTGAGTGGCATTACAACATCCATGATTCTATTGATGAAAGTGGCACTTCTATTTTGGTAGCTACTACTTACTTCTTAGAACAACACGCTCAAATGGCTAAAAACTATTTGACTACTGGTCTGATACCTGAAGGGTTGAGGTCGTGGTGGAATACAGAAGTCCCGTGGGAATGTAATTACTGTCCTCACTACGACATCTGTGAACAGTATGGAGACATAGATATTTTAGATGTTATCGATTTAGTAATAAAGGAGACTGATGAGTCAGTTAAATAAATTAGCAACACCGTTCTCGGACAGGTTCATTGAAACCAAACCCGGAAAATTTGCGGCATCGTATGTGCCGCACGGTATCGTGTCCCAATTCCTTCTAGGGATCTTAGGACCATATGATTTTGCTATTGATACTCTTGTTAGGGATGCTGATGGTACTCTTACTGGTTGCCTCTGCACTCTTACTGTTGAGATTGATGGACGAACTACCTCGATACAAGAGGTTGGTGAGTGCGAAAATCCGAACAACTGGAAGACAGACGGAGCAAGACTAAAAGCTTGTGCTTCGGATGGCATTAAAAGATGTGCAATGAGGTTGGGCTTAGGTCTACATCTCTGGCATAAACAAGATGGGAACTATGTTCTCGCAGACATTCTCGAAAAGAGAGAAGGAGAAAGCAATGAGTAATATATCCATAGCAGGTAACGTTGGTGCAGACTTGACGTTACGTTACGCACAATCAGGCAATGCGTTTGTCACTGTCCCTGTAGCTGTTACTACTGGCAGAGACGACAAGAAAGAAACACATTGGTTTGATGTGAAATGTTTCGGTGATCTTGCGGAGCGTATGGCTGAGGTTCCTAAAGGCAGTCGTGTCATGTTTATTGGCAGGATGAAACAAGATAACTGGGAAAGCAAAGAAGGTGAGAAGCGCAGCAAACTTTGTCTTTACGCAGACGAAGGTGGCCCTTCATATCGTTGGCATCCTAAAGGTGGTGCGAGTGATACAGTCACTAAAGCAGCAGTAGAAACTGTTCAAGCAGCATTCGATCCCGGTGAGGAACCTTTCTAATGGAAGAAGAAAAAAGCGTTATCGTCCCAGTATTAAGCGACAACCTTACCATCATGTCTTTTCTAGTACCTAAAGACTTTGCTATGGATGTCGAGTTACATGCGTCACGTTTAGTTGATGCGTTTGAACGTCATCCTGCTGGCAGTGACGGTATGGACCCTAACAATAAAATGATGCAGGCTCTCTCGTTTATGTTCCAGTCAGCTTTAGAAGCTTACATGGAAATGACAGAAGACGACTGGGAAAATCATCCCCCTGAGATTACTGAATTGTGAGTAAAGCTAAACAGAAGGGGACCGCTTGGGAAACTGAGTGTGTTAGATATCTTGAAAGCTATACAAAGCATGAGTTTATGAGACTCCCGCTTGTAGGCACAAAAGATGTCGGAGATATTCGATGCCTCGACCTTCCTGAATTTGTATTTGAATGTAAAAACAGGAAGGATGCTCTGTCTTCTTTGTCCCAGATAATGAAGGAGACAGAGCAAGAGCGCATCAATGCAGACGCCAAGTTCGGTGCTGCATTAGTTAAACGTCGGAACTTTGGGACCGGCGGAGCCTACGTAGTCATGGAGATGCACACTTTTGCACAGTTAATAAAGGAGAGAATAGATGGGCAAAGTAATAAAAATGACAACCAAACGAGCACCAGTTTTTACTGATATGACTGACATGCTCAACCAATGGTGGAAAGAACAAACTAAAAAACCGTTGGCTAAACCAATGAAGATCCGTCATGTCGTTGAAACTGCTCATGCGGCAGGGTGGTCACTCGATGAATGTTACGCAGCTTTAGGTATTACTTGGTCGTTTACTGAAGCAGCTTTTGAAACAGCTTTACGTCGAATAGTAGATGAGCAAGTGGAAAACCAACGCCCAGTCAGTAACATAGCTGACGTTGCAGTGACTAAGGCTGCGCTAGAATCAGAAAAGAAAGAGTCTCTGTCTAAAGAAGAAAACATTCAGAGACTAAGAAAGTTAAAGGAACAACTTAGATCTAAGGGCTAGCCGGATGATTACCGGTGATGGGATGTGGGGGTGTTTACTCTCCTTTCTACCTCACCATCCCGCCCTAATTCTCACACAGCGTGGTAAAATAAAGGGACATCGTGATTGGAGAAAAGCGATGAACGTTAAAGTCGAAAAAGTAGTTGCAAGAATCGGGGCAGGTCTTAGTGTTCCCGGTTATGCAGTGATCTGTGACAGTTATATGCGTGAGTGGTATCGAAGCAAAGAAGAAGCTCAACGTATGGCTGAAATTTTTAAAGACGAAGCGTCTAACCCTGAAGATTATTGATGAAAGTCAACAACGGACATATTCGTTGGGAAAAAAAAGACTTCAAAAAGCATGGGACTATCGCTAAATATTTGATCGGTGAATGCCGATGCAAGAAATGTAAGGCACGTATCCTTGCGAAAGACGATAAGAACCTGTCGCCTTCTAAATTCTTTTATTAAACAACTTCAGGACGTATCGGTGTATCGGTTAGCCTCTCCCTGCAATAAGAGCGACAGCGTTGGCATTGATAGGACTGGTAAGTCATTGTCCGGGTACGCCTCTTACCTCTCTTTTGCAGCTTATTGTTGCCGCAAGTCGGACATGCATGTGAAGTTGCGTCGATCACGTTTCTATTGGGATGATTTGTAGCCCACGGACGTAGCCGTTCATAGACATCTACTAAAAGATCTACGTCTTGTTTGGCGTATTTCTTCATGGTTGCCCATGCTTTAACGTCACCTTGCATACAGCCTGCCCATGTTTGGAACCCTCCTGTGGTTTCTTTTCCCCCGAGTCCAAGGTGTTCTCCAAGGTGCCCAAGTCTATTGCTATTAAATTTAAAGTAACGACGAGCTAGTTTTAAAGTATCGACAGTTTGGTAATGACTAGTCGGCCCGAAGTTGTGGTAGACGAATCGTGCGTTAGCTTTTTTAATATCGAATGCGTCTGAGTTGTGGCCTATAACTATGTCTGCTTCATCGAGGAGTTTCCATAGTTTGTAAGCAACATCGAAATCATTCTCTGGGTCTTCTTCATACAGGTCAAAGTCGTTGAGGGAAACAACGTGTGTTTTTTTGTCGCCTTCCCATTTGTATGAAAAGCACAGCATGTACCACTCGTGTGCGTGGTCAATGACATCTTGCTGCCATTGCCCCCAAACGTAAGAAAGATTGGGTGCAGTTTCTATATCGAAGAAAAGTACTTTAGCCATTTCCCCTCTTAACTAGGGACTGTCAGGAGCCTTACTAAAAGAGTACCTTCCCACCATGAACCGTCATCGGATAGTTGCTCTGGTTGCATAGCTAAACGTTCTATGGTCACATTTTCAGAGCGTGTACCTTCGATGTAAGTAACTGTTACACCTGATTCCATTCGTGTACGGAGACTGTTGAACACTGTTCCCGAGTCATATCTTGTTGGTGCACCGCTGTTTCTTGATGTCAAAACTTGTTCACGTAAAACAAGAGGAACAATAATTTCGTCTACTCGTTTAGGTGTAGCGACACATGTTGTTTGCCAGTCAGCAATGATTGGGCCAATGGTTGTGTCGTCAGTGTCTCGTGTCATTGTGATAACAAACTTGTAAGACACAGAAGATTCTGCTGTAAATGTAAAGTTACTTGAAACACCCTGAGACAATGTGAGTGTGTCAGTAACGTTGTTATCATTTGTAGCCCCGAACTGTATGCCACCTAAAAATGCTGCGACAGGGTTACCACGGTAACTGAATGTGTCGTGTCGGTAGTCAGCGCCGCTTTGTCGATAGTCAACTGGACCGAACGTGTATTGTGCCCGGTCTTGCCGGACTTGGACAGAACGCAACAGTTTCGGAACAACAGTTGACCACGAAACTTCACCAATGGTGAGTGTCCCAGTAGCAACTTTAACACCTGTTCCTGATTCTCCGTATACTCCGTCGCCTGTAGCAGCAAAGTATGTTTTGCCTGAAACTCTGGCTACAGAGTTAACGTTTCCTGTGCCGCCTGTTGATACTAAATCGCTAGCAAACGCAGGAACTAAAGTAGAAGTAAATTTAGTTAAATCAGCCCGATATAACTGTCCGCTCCCAGTGCCCCACCAAATAAATTTGTTATCAGCTTCTAAAGAAAATGCTTCTCCGCCCTCATCTATCACAGGGCCAATAGTTACTGCCCCAGATTGAGTGTCGATTAGAGCTGTACGAAACCCAGCGCTTGTAGCTATAACAAGTATCTCTCCGTATGCAAGGATCTCGTTTATTGATTCTCCATGCGGCATCTGACCACTGATAACTGGTGTCAGTAGTGTTCCGTCAGACGAATCAACGTCTATGTGATACACAGTGCCTGTATCGTCTGTGTTAGCGGCAGCATAAATACCTGAAGGGCCACCAGTAATTGACTGCCATTGTGTTTGAGCTAGCTGTGGTGTGTAGTCCAGTGAACCAGAAAACTTTTGGCCGTTAGCGTTTAATTCAAAGATGTTTGCGTCAGAAGCAGTAGCTCCTATCAAACGACCTGCTGAAACTTCTATAATGTCGGCTTTCTGTGTGCCGCTTGTAGGCCACGTATCAACCGTTGTTGAGTTAATAGCGCATCTAGCTATCTTGTCGCTGTTACCGAACGCTACATAAACGTACGTGCCGTCTGAGTGGAAGTCAGTAATATCTCCTGACCGTGAAGGTGTTGACGTACTGAAATTGATTGAGTTGCTACCACTAATTGTAAACGAAGCGGTCGTAGCATCAGACACCCACGCAAGAACAGAACCATAAGCCATGTAAAGATAGGTGCCTATACGATGCACTTTCAGGTTTGTGCCTGTCTGGTTTAATTTCTCTTCGGTGATGGGGAGTAACGAGAGTTCGCCTTTCGTCCACGGGTTAACACCACTAGAAGACTTAAAACGCCTGCGATCACTGTCATCCAAATCAAAATGTTCTTGCCCCGCACCTAAACTCCAATCCGTTTGTGACCGAACCCATGCACCAGTCGTATCAAGCGTATTTTCGCCCGGTTCTTTACTATTATCTCGCTGCTCACGCAATGCAGGCACAGTTGTACGCGCATACTGAGTTGTGTCAACGAGATACGAGACACCATCTAATTCAACTGGCAGCAATTCGGAATTAAAAGCCATTAGTTTCCTATTGCGTTACGTTGCCAACTCGTTGGATACATCGCAGCTAAACGTGCTGCTTCAGAATTAACTCTTGCTTCTCTACGAACACGTAAATCTCTCAAAGACGCAGAAATAGCGCCCGGTGGAACTTCTTCTGCTCGACGATGCATACCTTGTGCATCTACAAACTCTCTACGAATAGGAGCAGTAGTCATTAAAAACAAAGCTGCACCCAAAGGCAACAAATCGTATGCTGTTGTTTGCAAACCAGTAGTTGACTTAGCGTCAGTCGTAGCAGTAATTAACGTAAGCGGCGACTTGTAGCTAACAGTTACTTTTTTACCGGGCCAAGCAGTGCCATGCAAAACAAGCGCTAAGCCGCTGCTAAACGCTGCTGTATCCCTATTTCTTTTAAGTGACCATGAGCGGATGTCAGGTTCACGAGCTTCAGCAGGTGTTGGGTCTGCGTAGGTTACCGAATAAATAGATTGAACGTTTTCGTTAGTTAAACCAGACAAATCGTAACCATCTTGGGTTGCGTTGTAGGTAAAACTTGTTGTGTTCATTTTAAACAACCCATTATCAGGGGTTGAAAGGTCACGTAGATCGTTATTTAATGCTTCCAATATGCGATGTGCAGGAAATTTAGGAGAAACCCGAACAACATCAGTAGCAGAATGAGTTTGAGGAGTAGAGCCACCGTAACCTCGCAAAACATAGATAGTTGTAGATGTAACTTGGGTTACATACATCAACTCGGTATTTATTTCAATAACAACACCTTTAACAATCGACCCAGCAAGCCCTTGAACTACCAAAGAAGTACCAGTTGTTGTGGTTGGAGGTGTCGTCACTACATCTAGTTCTTCCACATAACCGGACAACAGCATGTCTCTTGTTTCGTCAATCCATCCTTGTGCAGTCATTAGGTGCTCCCAAGAACGTCATTTAGAGCACGTTCTTTACGATCTTTCTCTGTTTTTTGTCCTTGTAAAAGAGTCCCTGCTTTAATTTCGTATGGCGTTCGTGCTTCTGATTCAAGATTTGCAGAACCGTTAATCGTTGGAGGTTGCAATCCTTCAGATCTAAGCCTTTTGTAGGCTGCCATATCTTTTTCTTTTTCTTTTTCTTTAACTTTAGTTCCTGTCCAGTCAATGGTTTTCCCATCATGCAAACCTCTAGTAGGGGTAGCTGATGCAGAAATATGTACTTCACCAAAGTATTTGCGTACTACACCCTTACATGCATCACAAAAACCGTCATAAGTTTCATCGAACCCATGACGGATATCGTGTGACAATCCGCAATCAAGACAACGGTAAACGTACATTGGCATTAAACACCGGCTCCTACATCAATGGGGTATCCACTAGCTTTCAACAATGATATCTCAGTTGCTGTCAGATCTGTAGGTGGCAAGTGTCCACCATAAAGTGTGCGTGTGACAGTAGAAGCGTCTATAGGAAAAAAGTTTTGTACTGAACTGTTGTTAATAATAAAAAGATTTTCGGCTTTAAGTCTTGGCTTGTAATGCTGCATTAAAGCGTAAGCCGCAGGTGTAGGTTTATTTAATTCTAAAACAGGTGGCAAAGTGTTTTCGCTACCCGGATAAAAGGTGTACATCTGTTCAGCAGCTACAACAGAAGTAATAGCAATGTTGCTAGGTGTGACGTGAGCAGAAACGCTGACTGCTGGAACAGTTCCTGTTGCCGCAATAGTGGCAGGCAGCAGGTCTACTACCGCTGTACCACTGATTGTTGTGGTAGCCGCAATCGTTGAAACAGTTAGTATTTGATCTGTTCGCAGAGTTGGAGTAGGTAACGCTGCTACAGCGCTAAGGTCTACTTCTTCAACGTCTACGTAGTTAGCGGTGACACCCGCACCTAAAGCTGTCGAAGTAACAATTCTTGGATCAACTGAAATATTTGCTTCGACGCTAGCAGCACCAGAAAAAGCGACAGTAGCAGTAACAGTATCGACTGTGGCTGCAATTTCGACAATACCGTTTTGCGATTGACTATATTCGTAACCGTTTCTATACGCTAACCCCGGCTCACGGTACTGGACACTTACTTCGTCTAAAACCGTTGCGGTAGCAGCAATCGTCGCAGGAGTAACGACAAGAGGAGCGCTATAAGCAACTCCAGATGCCCTATATTGAACCCCTGTCTGACGATACTGCGTCACCGTATAACCTCATTTCTAACTAGTTACTGATGCCGTTTCAGGATCACCAACTTTACGAGCAGCAACACCTTTACCAATAGCTACAAGAGCAGCCACTCCTGCAACTTTTAACGAGTCCATCCAGTCTGGACCGGGGACTGCCATAGCCGCTACCCATGCCTGAGCAAAAGTAGCGATAGCACGCTCTAAAGTATCTTTAATAAAACGCTGGTTGAACAACTTCTTGTCTCCGTATCTGCATAGCTGCCCAAGTTTTAGGACCAACTATGCCATCTGCAACTAGCCCGTTGACTCGTTGCCATTGTTTTACTTTGGCGAGTGTACCACGCCCAAATATCCCGTCGGCTAAAGCTCCTACTACTCGTTGAATATGAACAACTGCTTGGCTGCGTGAACCTTTACGAAGTGTTCCGGGGAAAGGAACAAGCCCGTCCTCTGGTTCTTTAGGTAAAGTCATTACAGGAGTGTCTGTGACCATGCGCCGTTGAATCATTCCTCGAAGCTCACTCATTGAGAACGAGGGATCAACCTTGCGTGAAGTCCATTCTTTGTGACCTATCACAGCACAATTAGGGTTCCAGTTATGTCCGTCGCACAGAAAGGCGCACAACTCTACGAGTGCGTCCATCTGTGTGCCGGGTATATCTTCTCCTAATCCGTCATTAATAAGAGAAATTCCTATTAAACGAGCGTTAGCGCTAATCTTGCCGGGGCTAGTAGCGTCACCGGTAACAGGGTTGTTTTGTTGCATCCGTGTCAATACAGACTGTAAGCCTCGACCAGCATGGTTAGCTTTCACATTGTCAGCAGTCAACTTGACAATGGTGCCATCACGTTTAATGATGTAGTTGTATAAAGGTCCGGGCACTTTATTGACACCTCGAACACACATCGCTACCACGTTGTCGGGGTTGGCGTTGCGGTTTGAGGCTGTGTGGTGGACGACTATGCCAAATGGTTTTAGTGGCCGTCCAGTATTTACTTTGCCGGGGGCGTCAACAAGTTTCATGTCAAAGCGCCGCTAAAATCTCGTCTTCTGTATAATGCTGAGATTCAAAAAACGCTCTTTTGTCAGCTTGCACAGACGCTTCATCAGCCCAAGTTGTTTCAAACTTTAGATGTAATGATTCGCCAGTTTCGCCCGAAATCATTTCTTCAATTAAATCAACATCAAAACCGAGTACTTGACCATCACCCGGATCAGAAGTTTCAATCACTTCGTATGCAATACCCATTAACAATGCATTATCTAAATTAGGTATTGCATTGTTAAGCGACAACCATCTTTGCATTTGTTCTTTAGTTAAAAGTTTTAACATACCTAAAGATGTGTAATAGGCCATTAAACTTCTACCGCCGTTATTGACGCAGGCACATTAGAACCCCCATTTTGTTCTGGCGTTAACGTATCAAGAGATGCCAAAGTATTGTTATAAGTAGAAAATCTTGACAAATTTGTAAACGAGAAGTTGCTGGTCACATCGCTTACTTTTGAGGAAATGTCAATGTAATCAAGCGTGTGCCCGTCAATCGAATACGTGCCAGTTCCGCTACCATCAGCAGGCAAAACAGCTACACCCCCCACAGCATATTCAAGGTTCCCCGTATGAAAACTCCAACATATATTGCCATCAGAATTTATTTTAAGTCCTGCTGACGCACCGTACCGGCTAGAACTAGCGTCAGCGGGCTCAACATCAATAGCTCTATACCATTGCGGCACTAATGAACTATTAAATTTAATTATACCTGCTCGGGCTACGTTATCTACGCTGTCGTGGTTTATGTTAAAGCCACCAGCAAAATATAAATTACCGGAGCTATCTTCGGCGCCGTGGGTAAAGTAATTAAAACCGTTTCCGTCAAATTGGTAGGCTTTGTGAGATTGACTAACCGCTGAAGAGTTGTATTTGTGAACCAACGCTGGCGTTACTATAGATGTAGGGTCTTGGAATGCGCCTAAAGTATATGCGTTGTGTGATCCGTCAACGTACACCCCATAGTTGTAACCGCTTTTAACTGCACCATTAATATACGGCGATGCGTGGCTAAAGTTACTCCCATCCTCGTCAAACATAAGCAAATACGGAATAAAACGAGCGCCACTATAATCGCTGTAATACGCATAACCAACACAAGCAAAACGTGCACTGCCGGAATCTATCCCAAAGTCAATAGCTTGGTTATTTGCGTTATAAATATTTGGACCAATACTAGGAATGTATTTACCGTATCTAGTTGGTGTACCAGTAAACCCGCCACTTGAATTAAGTTCTTGGCGAAACAGGCCTACAGCAGAATCCGTCGCTCCAGTAGGGTTGTTGTTTTTATAGTTGCTGTAAAGATATTCAGTGCCACTAATTGCATGAGTTTCTGCGCAAGCAACAGGTTGCAACGTCTGAGATGAGTTGGAGTCTTCGTACACACAGTGGTCTGCGTTTATAGCACCAGTCGCATCATTTATGTCTACAAATATAGAGGGCAAATTTGTAGAAAAATTTGGTGAGTTACTGCCAAATTGACCGCCTGCTGGCATACCTGCTGCTATATAAAATTTGCCATTAGTTGTATTTTTGAAACCGCAACTTACAGGGTAGTTAGGGGTTATTACTTGCCCACTAGTTGGGCCTAAAGCTTTTGCCCACTGCAAAATACCAGTTTTATCAATAACCGCATTAAACGGGTAGGTAGAACTGGTAAGCGAACCATCTGGTGACCCTTGGCCTTGCCACACTAAACCAATATTGTCGCTGCTATCAAGAGCCAAGCCATTGCCAACACCACTCGCATAATAATTAGTGTTGCTACTGAATATCCCAAACCAATGTTCGAGACCTCCACCACTACCTGAGGCACCTAACAAAGCTGCTTTAGATAAGCCTAACGGCATGTTTAATCCTTACTGGAAGTCTTGACCAGCTACAAACCCGTACCAAACAGGTGAAGCACCGCCATTAAACGTAACAAAACAAATAATGTCTGCCCTCGACGCAGTAGTTGTCAACGTAGGAGCCGTACCGCCAGCCCACTTAACGTTAGTTGTAGCGCCACTAACTTGGAACACACCAGCCCGTGACCCAGAACCGTCTTGGCTCAAAATAAGAGTCAAAGCTGTGCCTGCTTGCAAACCAGAATCCGCTGGCAAAGCAAACGTCACAGTCGC